TTCGTGTTGACGCATGAAATGGTAATGCTTTTCCACCACTTGTAGTCCACGGATCACCGAACATTACACCAAGTTTTTGTCTTAACTGGTTTGTAAAGACAAGAGCTATCTTCTCTCTACCAATCATCTGTGTAATCTTTCTCATTGCTTTAGATATAATAATTGCTTTAGCAGTAGCCCAACCATCTTTATCAAAATCTGCTTCTAACTCTACTTTTGTAGTAGCACCAGCAAGTGAATCTACTAAAATAGTTACTAATCTATCCTTATCTGACTCTCTAACTTTTGCTACAATTTCTTCAATTGATTCAAAAACATCTTCAACTGTTTCTAAATGTAGATATAACATACTATCCACATCAATACCTATTGCACTAAGAAACTCAGTACTAACGGAAGTTTCTGTATCTATATAAACAGCTACTCCACCTTTACGTTGAGTTTCTGCTAATATATGTGCACCAAGCAGTGATTTACCACTTGATTCTAATCCGTTTATTTCAGTAATCCTGCCGACAGCAATTCCACCGTGTGGTTTATTTGAAATAGCCAAATCTAACACAGTTGAACCTGTAGATACAAAATCTTTAATGTCGGTGGGTGTTGTGTCTGTTCCATCCAAGAAATACGCAACTTTCATATCCTTGAATTGTTTGTTTAGGGTGTTGGCTAATACTTCAGCCAATTTGTCTCTTGTTGACATATCACTCTCCAATTATAAAATGGTGGTGATACCCGGTAGCCACGTATTTCGCGAAATTTCGATTCGAATCTCGGATGACTGGGCGGTTTTATCTCAGCCTTCAACCACCACCATTAGGTTATTTATTTATTGAATAAATCATCAAATGCAGATGCTGTATCTTTAGCATCAAAGTTTGTTGATTCAGTTACAGTAGATGATACTACTTTTTCTTTTTTCTCTACTGAATCATCTTCTGAACCACCATTTAGATACTCATTTAATGTATCCGTAAGTTCTTCATAAGTCATTTCACTATAAATCTCACGAATATCTTTTTGAGTTTTCTTTATGGTTTCAAGAACCTCTGCATTCTCTGTAATTGGAGTTTGATTGGGTTTGACTCTAATGGACGTTGAGGGAAATGATTTCCCTGTTTCCTCAGCTGTCTTAAACTCAACCACTACATCACGCCCGTTTGTTGGATCCGTAATATCACCATAATCTGGATCTGCTATAATAGATAACAATTCCTGATATACAGTTTTACCGAATCCCCAAAACCTTACTCCTTGATTTTCTTCACCACGAACTACAACTGGTGCGAAAGTTCTCATTTTAGCTTCAACTTTCTTACCAAGTCTATAATCATCCTTTGAACCGGTTGACTTTAGTTTCTGTGCGAATTCTTCAATCGGGTCAGGACGACCAAATGAAACTGGTGAAAGATAAGATTTTCCACCTATATCATAATGAAAATACAATTCAATAAAAGGATTATCTTTATTGTATTTGTAAGGCACTATTCTAATCACCTGTTGCCCCGGCTGGGGTTTCCAAAGATTAGTAGTACGAGTATTTGTTGTTTGAAGTTGGTTAAGACGTTTCTTGATTGCGTTTAAATCCATTTGTTATCTCCTATTATTTAATTAGTTAATTGTCATTTTTTAATCAAGTGTAACCTTGATACATTAATATATATAATCGAATCGCCGAAAATACAATTTATTTTTTATCTTTATCCCAAGTTTTTACATCTACTATTGTATAAATTCTTGTTGGTATTGCTGTTAAACCTTCTTCATTAGTTAACAACAAGCAATTTCTATAATTGTCCCAGGGTATTGGAAACGATTTATCTAATTTACCATTATTCAATTCTCTGATAACATCATTTAATGCATTAATTGTATAGAGTGTATTTGTTTGTTTCTTTCTATGTAATGAAATAGTATCTGGAATACCATCCATAAAATTATCATCATATTCTACGTTATATGTACAAATCAATTGATGATGATCATTTTCATTTTGAAACACATAAATTTTATCAAATAAAATTTCATTACATTCAATTATTATATTGACTGTTTCGTAAAATTTATTACGTTTTGTGAATGTACAAAGTAATTGAGTTCTCATCGTGTTAATCCTTCTTGTCCTTTTTTGAAAAACAGTTTTTCATATCATCAGACCATTGATAAACAGTTTGAAGTTTTCCTAATTTACCAGTTTTTGTTCTAGCAACTTTTGTTCCAACCTCAATTCTTTCATCCTCAGCAGTAATAGCATAAACAATTCTTTTACTACCTGTGGTTTTTCCTTTTTGTGTCCCAGTTCTTCCTTTCTGAGCTGTCGTTTCTCCAACCTCTAAACGTTTAATAAAATCATTTTTATTTTTTACTTTACCTTTTAAACATCCTTGTAAGGTTTCACCATCAACGGCTAAACCAGCGTGATTAGTTTCAAACATACCAGGATATTTATGTACACCCTTTTTTGATTCAGGGTTTGTAGCTTCTAAATGAAATTGATTCCATGCTGTATTACCCTCTAAAAATGTACCTACACCAACTTCTTTATCATCAACATCCATTTTAATATCATCCATTTCTTCCATAAAATCCTCTTGTGTTTGTATTGTACGATTTCTTATGTCCTCAAGCTGTTCATCTACATTTGGTGCTCCTTGATCAACAAATCTTCTGTTTAATCTTTCCATAAGGTCAAGATTAGGTTGAGTTGGTTCTTTAGGTTTATTTGGGTCAGCCATAAATTTAAGATAAGCTTCAAGTAATTCTTCATCAGTAGGATCTTCATTATCATCTAAATATTGGTTTATAGGTTTTTTTACTTTTCCATTCTTTCCTTTTAAACCTGCAAATTTAGTTGATGTTTTATTATTATCAACATTACCATCTGAATCTTTATCTGTTAGTACACTTTTAAGAGCTTCTTTTATTGACACATTATCTAAAAAGTGTTTAGCTGGAGCAATCATTAAAGGTTTTAATTCTTTTTCAATTTTATCTAAATCTTCAACTAATTCTTTATTCCTACCAATAATAGCTTCAGCTTGTTCTTCTGTTATTTTACCATCTTCTACAAGTTTATTAATATTCTTTTCATTTGCCTCAGCTTCTGCTTTAGTACTTGATTGAGCTATAATTGCACCTGTACTATCTTTATCTGAATGAAATAACATAATTACTTTGTTAGACTCAGAATCAAAAACTAAAGTTGCAGTATCCGATGGATTGTCTCCACCACCACCTGACCGTATAAGTTCTTCAGCTTCCTCTAATGATATTGAAGTTCCATCAGGCCCTATAACTTCTTTTCCTTGTAAATCACGTACCATAGCATCAAATGATTCAGAATGACCATAGTAATTTTGAACTTTTGGATTTTCAAAATTATTTTGTTTTGCTTTCCTCGTCGCCTTATCATGTTTACGTCTTCCACTTCTAACGGCTATAATTAATTTACTATGTAGACCACGATTTTTACCTTCAGGTACATCACCAACTTTCAAATCACCAGCAGGTTTACTACCTTTATTTTGAATAAATAATTTTGAATCACCAAGTTGTTTTTCAAGAATTTCAATTATTTCTTCTTCTGTTGCATCTGGATTTTTTTCAAGAATATTTGCAACTTCACCAGAAACTATTTCATTTAACATAGAACCTGCGTTACCAGGAGCAGGTTTGAATATAACATTTCCGTCTTTGTCTTTTACTGTTTTATAACCATATTTTATACTTAAATTTTTAATTTCACTATCTGCCCCTTTCATCACCGTATTCTTTTCTTGTTGATCATATAAAGTATCTGTATCTTCTGGTTCTTCACCACCATCTCTTTTATAATCTGGATTTATATCTGTATTATGTGACTTTCCTCTATCCGCTTTTGCATCAGGGCCCTTAACAGTTGTAGTAGGTTCTTTTGTTTTACCTGTATCTAATAAATCTTTAGCCTGTTGATGTGCTGGATGTTCTGGATTTTCATATGCTGATTTTACTGAAGTTTCCCT